CGGTATCGAAGAGGGTTCGTTCAACGACGACACCATCTGGTACCGCGGCCGCCACATCACCGGCGGCGCGAAGCTCGACACCACGGGCGCTTACGCGTCCATCGGCACCACGGCCTAAACAGTGGACCCGCTGCCCGGCCAACCACTGGCCGGGCAGCACCCCAAACTTTCATAGGAGGCTGGCATGAGCGATTACGACGGCGGCACACCAGACTCGGACTTCTCCACCAACGACGGGGTCATCGACTACTCGCTGCCCCTCGGGCAGGTCCGCCTCCTGATCACGGACACCTCCGACGTCGTGGGCGACCGGATCTTCACCGACGACCAGCTGGACGCGTTCTACACGCTCAATGCGGAGAACGTGAAGCGCACGGCAGCGCAGGCGTTGCTGGTCATGGCCGCCTCTGAGGTCCTCGTCTCGAAGAAGATCCGGACCCAGGATCTGTCCACGGACGGGCCCGCGGTATCGGCTGAGCTCCGGGCCCTCGCGCAGCGTCTCAACGACGAAGCGGACACAGCGGACGGTGCGGACACGTGGTTCGACGCTGTCGGGTTCACCCCTTACGGGCACCTCGAGGGTGCGGAGTACCGGCTGTGAGCCCGCTCCAGAACACCCGCGTCATCCCCGCCGGCTGGGCCGAACACCACCGCCCCACAGCCAACGGCACCATGACTGCGGAGGGCACCGTCCACCGCGTCACCACCGGCCCGCCACCGTACCCACGCCCGGAAGGCTGGACCGGCGAAACACTACTCCACACCACCATGTTCCGCGTGCAGCAGCTCAACCGTGAAGGCGGCGGCAACCCCGGGGAGCAGCCCACCCAGGAGCGGCAATACCTGCTGACAACCGCCGTGATCGGGGCCCCTGCCTTCCAAGCCGGGGAGCGGGGAGACATCGTCCGCGTCATCGGCAGGGAGTTCCGCATCCGGCAAATCCTGTTCGGCTCTCAACTGTGGGAGATCGACCTGATGTGCGTGGACAACCTCACCCAGCAGAACCCCGTGTAGGAGGTCCCCGTGGATGAACCGTTCCGACGGCTCGCCGCCGACATCGCCCAGGCAGCACGGACCACCGGTGCACGCGCCCAGGTTGTGGTCCGGAAGACCGCGATCGATATCGAATCCACTGCGAAGAACCTCGTACCGGTGGACACCGGAAACCTCAAGGGCTCCATCGGCCACTCAGACCTCCGGTCGGTTGGCCGGTCCGGTTCCCTCGGTGCGGAGATCGGCCCGACCGCCTCCTATGGCGTGTTCGTGGAGATGGGCACAACCCGGATGGCGCCGCAGCCGTTCATGGGCCCGGCCGCTGACCGGCACGGTCCGGCGTTTGAGCAGGCCATGGCCCAACTCGGTTTGGAGGGCCTGAATGGCTGACATTGAACAGCTCGTCGCGGACGTCAAGACGGCTCTTGAGGAGATCCCGGACGTGACGTTCAAGGACGGCTACGCAGCGGAGGCACTCCCGGAGACGGGCGGCTACATCGACCCCTACGTGATCCTCTGGGCGGGCCTGGGCGATAACCCGCCAGAGCTCACCGCATGCGGAACACAAGGCACCGACACCCTGATCTGGGACTTCCAAACCACCGCCGTCGGAGCGGATGCGGGTATCTGCCGATCCGTCGCAAAAGCCGTGGCCGCGAAGCTCACCAACCTGCCCGCCGGCACCGGGAAGATCCGCCGCAACCCCGACGGATTCAACCAACAGACCCCCATCCTCGACACCCAAACCAGTCCGGCCCGCTTCATGCTCCCCCTGCAGTGGCGGCTCATCACCAACTAGGAGGCCCACGTGGCAGACGACGGATTCGTCACAGCAGCACCCCCGAACGGCGGCGAGAAACGCCGAGTCCCCAAGCACTACTTGGACGAACCGTTCAACTTCAAACTCCCGCCCTCCGCAAGGAAGGTCCGGGAACCGGCCACTCCGGCCACCGTGAAAGTAACCGAACCGGCCAAGCCGGAGACACCCAAGGAGGCCAGCCGATGAAAGTCGCAGCTGACGGAAAAAAGAAATTCACACTGCTGACCGCTGCGCCTGCCGCGGTCACCCGGATCCCGACCGTGACCGAACTCAACGCAGGGGTTGACATCTCCTGCGCCGTGCTCGACTCGGACGCGAACTGGTCCAACACCGCGTCGGACCGGTTCAACGAAAAGGCCGCATGCCAGAAGGGCAACTCCCAGGCACTGGGCGCGTCGAACTACGACACCGCGCTCACGTTCCTGCGCGAGTACCTCGAGGCCGGCGGCCCCGATACTGCAGGTGAGGACGAAGGCTACGCCGCTGTTCGGGTCAAGGGCACCACGTCCTGGATCTACCTGCGCGAGTCCGACAAGGATTCCACCGAGGCATGGGAAGCCGGGGACATCATCGACCTCGGCGGCGAAGTCGTCTCGGACGCCCCGATGCGGGTGAACAACGACGGCAACATCAAGCGCCGCATCGAGTTCCTGCCGCAGAACATGATCGTCGAAGAGCCGGTCGGCGCGGGCGCCTAACAAACCGGGTGGCTGGGCGTAATTCAGGCTCCGCCCAGCCACCCCACCCAATGCTTTACCGAGCCTGCACCCCCACAACTTAGGAGCCTGAAACCCCTATGACTGACATGAACCCCACCACATTTGACGTTGAAGACTGGCTGACCGACGCGGCACTCCCCGAAGAGTCCGCCACCGTCTACAAGCGCCCCGACGTCGTCGCCGAACTGACCGACCTCAAGCGCCGGATCACCATCGAATCCCGCGCCAACGACGTCGAGCAGTCCGCCGCGTCCAAGAGTTCACGCGCACTGGAGAAGGAATACGAGCAGCTGCTCCGCACGTTCTCCGACTCCGCACTGACGATCTATGTCCGGGCTCTGTCCCCCGATGAACTCCAGGACCTCCGCGCAGCACACGAGGAACGCACCAAGGGCATGGCCCCCAAGGACGCGAACAACGAGTACGGGTTCGACCTGCTGTCCGCAGCCATCACGCACGTGAAGCCAGCCGGGGGCGAGCGTCTCCCGGCCAAGTTCACCCCTGCCAAGGTCAAAGCCATGGAGGAAGCCATCGGCGGAACCCAGATGACCACCGTTCTCGCTGCACGGCAGCAGGCACAGAACGCACTGCCCACGGTGGACGCGGATTTTTTGCACAAGCCCTCTGGCACGGAAGCTGGCCAGGGGTAGTCCAAGTCCTCCGCACGTCCCGTGCCACGGGGAAACCACCGTCGCACTGGTTCAGCATGAACCGCGGCGAGTGGACCGAGAAGGACTACGTCCTTGCCCTGGCGCTGACGATCTACGAGGACGGGCTCTGCGGTTGCGGGCAGCCTATGGCCCTCGCCCATCATCAGGATAACGACGGCTGGTACGACGCCAAAAAGACCCAGTGTCATTCCTGCGCTAAGCGTGAGAGCGCGACGCAGGGCAACGGCAAAGATCCCTACAAGCCCGCACCGGGCGAGAAGGTCTACACCGTGTACACGCGGCCGGCGTCTAAGCCGCTACCGCTTTTCGAGCGCGGCTAGCACCCGGACCCCGAAGCCGATCACGGCCACGACAAGCCCGGCGCCGACGAGCCACAGCGGCACCAGATTACCGCCGGCGCTGACCACGGCAATGGTGAACAGTAATCCCACCACGGCAAGGCCTAGGCCCAGCTTGATGGCGATTGTTCCCGGACGCTGGACGTCTTCCCCCACTTTTGTCATGGCCTGATTCTGCCACACCCAGCTATAGGAGGCCTCATGTCCGTGCGCTCAGTTATCGTCCGGCTTGAGGCTGAGGTCGCCAGTTTTGTGGCGGGGATGCGCCGGGCGGGGCAGGCAACCGAGACCGTCGCCAGCCAGGCAGCGCAGGCCAGTCGATCCATTGATGCCAACCGCAAAGCGATGGACACTGCGGGAACGGCTCTGACCGCGTTCGGAACCGCATCCGTCGCCGCGCTGGGCGCCTCGGCGAAGGCCGCCATGGACTGGGAGTCCGCATGGGCGGGTGTCACCAAGACAGTGGACGGCTCCGAGGAGCAGATGGCCGAACTGGAAACAGGTCTCCGCGGCCTCGCCAAGACCCTCCCGTCCACTCACGACGAGATCGCCGGTGTCGCTGAGGCGGCCGGCCAGCTCGGTGTGAAGCGCGAGGACATCCTCAAGTTCACGAAGACCATGGTGGACCTCGGCCAGACCACCAACCTGACAGCCGAAGAAGCGGCCACGGCGATCGCCCAGATCGCCAACGTCATGGGCACCACCGGCGATGACATCGACAACTTCGGTGCCACGCTGGTCGCCCTCGGCAACGACGGCGCATCCACTGAGAAGGAAATTCTCAGCATGGCCCAGCGCATCGCTGGTGCCGGCAAGCTGGTGGGCGCGACCGAGGGCGAAGTGCTGGCCCTGGCCAACACCCTGGCTTCGATGGGTGTCCAGGCTGAACTCGGCGGTGGCGTGTCCACTCGTGCACTGCTCAAGATGTACGCCGCAGTGCAGGACGGCGGCCCCAAGTTGGACGCCTTCGCCAAGTCAGCCGGCATCTCCGCACAGGATTTCGCCAAGGCCTTCAGTGAAAGCCCTGTCCAAGCCCTCGAAATGGTCACCAAGGGCATGGCCCGGACCAAGGACGAAGGCGGGAACGTCGTCGCCCTCATGAAAGAGATGGGCCTCAAAGGCACCGAAGAAATGCAGGTCATGCTGGCCCTCGCCGGCGCCGGAGATCTGCTCTCTGACTCCCTGACCTTGCAGGGGCAGGCGTGGGAAGAGAACACCGCCCTCATCAACGAAGCGTCCAAACGCTACGAGACGACCGAGTCCAAGGTCAAGGTGGCTTGGAACAACATCAAGGATGCGGCGATCGACGCCGGCGCCGTGATGCTCCCGGTTATCCAGGGTGTCGCCGAGAGTGTAACCGGACTCGCGCAGAGCTTCGGCAACCTGCCCGCTCCGCTCCAAGGGGCGATCACTGGGCTGGGCGGTGTGGTGGGCGCTGCGGCTCTCGCCGGCGGCGGGGCGCTCCTCCTCCTCCCGAAGATCCGGGACACGGCCGACGCATTCCGCACCTTGAACACCCGGGCGGACGGCAGCAGCCGTGGCATGGGCAGGTTCGCCAAGGCGGCAGGATTCGCAGCGGGCGCCTTCATCGGCTTCGAGATCATCAAGTCCGTACACAACAGCATGCAAGACGCGACTGTATCCACCGAGGAGATGACCCAGCAGCTCCTGAAGCTGGCCAAGCAGGGCGACGCGATGGACAAGCCCTTCGCCGAAATTGGGGCCAAGGAGTTCGAAGGTGACATCACCTCCGCAGGCCAAGCCCTAAAGAAAGTCATCCAGCAGGACTTCAACTCCGCAGTCGAATCGTTCGGGGCTACGGCCCTGGGTATCGACAACGGCATGGCGAAGATCAGCGCCACCTTTGAGAAGTCGGATCAGGCGATCGCGGCAGCCGCCTCGAGTGGCAACACTCAACTGGCTGCCAAGGGCTTCAAGGCTATCGCCGACAGCGCCAAAGAATCAGGCGTCTCAGTCGAGGACACGGCCAAACGGTTCCCCACCTACCTGAACGCCTTGCGGGACCTCGCCAACCAAAACAAGGTCACGGTCTCTGAGACTGACCTGCTCAAGTGGGCTCTGGGCGAAGTGCCACCGGAGATGCAGAAGGTGGCCGGCGCGGCGGATGACGCTGCTGCCGGCATCGTCAATCTCAAGGGCGCTACCGGGCAGACGATCCCCATCACCGAGGATATGGCAGAGGCGCTGGCTGAGGTCGGCGTCAACGCTGACGGCTCGGTGGCGGACCTTGCCAGGTTCACCGAGGCCCTGCTGAACACTGGGCTGCTGCAACTGTCCGCCAGGGATGCGTCCCGCGGGTGGTCGCAGGCGTTGCTCGACCTGGGCCTACAGGCCGACGGTACGGGCGGCTCCATTGGGTCCCTAGGGACTGCGTTCGACAACACCACCGAGCAGGGCATCAAGAACCAAGCCATGTTCGACGGTGTGGCCCAGGCGGGTATGCGCAACGTCGAGGCCATGGCGGCGAACAAGGCCAGCAATGAGGAAGTCCAAGGCGCCCTGCAAGGTACCTATGACGGGCTGATCGCTGCTGCCGGACAGTTCGGCATCACCGGCGACGAGGCCATAGCCCTGGCCCGCGACGTGCTGGGCGTACCGGACAACGTTGACATCAATTCATGGATGTCTTCCGAGGCCAAGCGCATGGCGCAGGAAACCACCGGCGAGATCAACGCCATCCCGAAAAACGTCCAGGTCAACATCACCACCGTCGACCACCGGATAAAGATCCTGGAGACGCAGGTTCGGGGCGGCGGTTCGCCGGACGACCCGTCCATGACGGCTTTCGACCCGGGTAGCCGCGCTGCGGGTGGGGCCATCCTCAAACGTGCCGAGGGCGGGCCCATTCGTGGGCCGGGCACAAGCACCTCCGACGATGTCCCCATCTGGGCGTCTGACGGGGAACACATGCTCGACCGTGGCGACGTCATCAAGATGGGCGGCCAACAGGCCGTCTACAAATTCCGTGCGGCGCTCAAGGCTGGTTCGTTCCAAGGCTTCGCAGGCGGCGGAGGAGTTGGTTCGGTCGCGTCCTCTTCGCACCTGATGATCAGCAACAACACCGCCCCGTCCGTGAGCCTTGAGGGTCTCACCGTCCTGGTCACCAACCCCTTCACCGGGGAACAGGTGCGGGGCATCGTCACGTCTGTTGCCCGGCAGGAAGCCAACGGCGCCGTATCCAGCGCTGACACGAGCACGAAATACACGAGGCCGGGGAGGCGCTGATGGTTGCTGTTCTTGCTGAGGCACTGCCGCCGGCACCGGGTCCCCGGGCTGGTGTGACAATCACCGGCCTGGGGATCGGGGATTCCGTGGTGACGCTGTGGCAGGTCGCCGACGGGATCCGGAACCCGGTCCCTGGGTACCGGCGGATGCCGATGAATGATGCCGCGTTCGTCACGGACTATTACGTGCCTTTGGGCCGTCCGGTGACGTACGAGGTGGAAGTGTTGTCCGGCCCTGATGGGCCTTCCCGGACCGTGTCGGACCCGCTCGTTGTGGAGTCTGACACGGGCTGGCTGATGGACACGCTGATCCCGCAGAACGCCGTGCCGGTGGTGGGTGAGCCCCGCAGCGACGGGGACATCTACCTCCGCGGCCCCGCCTTGTCTGCGCTTGAGTACGCCGCGGACGTGTCCCTGATCAAGATCATGGGCAACACCAAACCCATGGGCCTGTTCGGGCAACGGATGGCGGAAACCGGGATCGACACCTCCCTGGGGACGCGGTCAGCGATCGAGAACGCCCAACTGAAACGGCTGCTGCGCTCCACCGCGAACCTGCACTTCCGGCCGCTGCCCGTCTGGGGCGACCTCGAACTCGAGGGGTCCCTCTTCCTGGGGACACCGACCGTCCGGCAGACACCGGTGAACGTGATGTTCGGCGGCAAGCTCACGTGGTGGGACATGGTCTCCGATGTCGTGGCCGGGCCAACGATCAAGGTCCTCACCGCGACGTTCACCTACGGGGACGTGTTCATCCTCTTCGAGACATACCAGCAGAAGATGGACGCCCTCGCAGCCGCCGCCTCCGCAGCCGGCGAATCCCCGACGTACCTGTTCGACCTGAAACACCCGATCGGTTAGGAGCCACCGCATGCGTTCCATCGATGCCGCATCGCTGACAGCGTTGGAAGGCTCCCGCCCCGCCGACACCATCACGGTGTGGGCGTGGCGGGGCGGGTCGCTGGTCCTGCCGGAACCTCTGGAGATTGTTTCCGGATCAGCGCAGGACGACGCCGGCGACTCGCAGAAAATCAACGAGAAGATCAGCCTGACCATCGCTGATCCGGACGGCACCCTCGGTGCGTGGAAGTTCGATGACCCGCTCGGTGTGGGCGGGACCCGGTTGCAGATCGTTTACCGCGTTGGCGGTGCCGGGGCCGTGAACTACGGATGGTACCGGGTCGAAGGCAACGAACCAGACGAGATCATCGAATGGCGGGAGATTGACGAGTACGGGCTGGACGAACCGGACTCCGACAGCGAACCGCACAAACGCCTCGTGCCCATCACCCGGGCCGTCGTGAAGCTCGACCTCGTGGACATCACCTCCGACGTGGACCGGGACACCCTCGAAGGACCCGAATCCCCCGGACCCGGCGCATCAGTCCTGTCCGAGTTCCGGCGCCTCACCGGGGACTACTTCCCCACCGTCGTGGACCCAGGAGTGACCGACACCTACGTCTCCCCCTTCCTCATCCTCGAGGGCAACCGGCTCGAAGCCGGGCAGGATCTCCTGTCCCGGGTGAACGCACGCTACCGGATGGGCGGCGACGGGGAATGCCGGGTCTACCCGCTGACCTCCGACCCTGTACTGACCATCGAGCCGGGCAAATGCCTGGTCAGTGTCTCCCGGAAGCAGACCATCGACGGGCTGTACAACCGCTGGATTGTCGAGGGCAAGGACGCGACGAGCGGTAACCCGATCGTCGCCGCCGTCGACCTCGAGTACGGGCCGCTGCGCTACGGCGGGGATCACGGCCGCGCACCGGCACCGAAGTACACCTCGGAGATGATCACCACCTACCAGCAGGCGCTGGAATACGCGAGGGAGTTGCGGGCAAAGTTCCTCGCCACCCTCGCCGTGCAGCTCAGCGTCGAAGTCTCCCCCCGGCCGGAACTGCAGGGCGGGGACCGGATCATCGTCGGCTGCCCCGTAGCGGCCGGGCATGTCGCGTACTTCCCCGGAGCAATCACTAGTATCCGGCGGCCACTCGCACCCATCACGCAGATGGCCCTGACGGTGTCCTGCTCCTACTCGGACGTGTCAACGGCCCTGTCCCGCACCGTGTGGGCCGGGAACCTGACCCGCACCAAACCGGCCCTCACATGGGACCGGATGCCCGGCACCTGGGGCACCATCCCGCCCCTCCCCTGGGACGACCTACCGTAGGAGGCCACTGTGGCGGATCTTGCCAACACGATGGCCGCCATGGCCGGCGACGGTTTCCGGGTGGAGTTCGGCACCGCGTACTGGTCCGGATCGCGCTGGTTCGCGAACGTCCGCGGGAAGCTGCTGAACGCCCGATGGCTTGACCCGATCCAGCCGGTGCAGGGCGGCCAGATTGTGGTGGCCATCGCCAAGGACCTTTACGGGCAGTCAACGGCCATGGTCCTCGGCGGCTACACCGAGCAGCCGCGCCCGTCCACCGGGGTGGTCCTCGCCGTCGGCGTCAGCGAGATTGTGATCGCCGGTGAAGACGGAGTCACCTACACCACGGACCGGTACCTCGGCGCCATCGGCGACTATGCCATCAACGACGAGCTGTACATCACGTGGGACGCCGCCCAGCCGACCATCCTCGGGAAGGTGTCCGGCGCGACCGTCACACCTGACACTCCACCGCCGGCACCACCACCCCCGCAGCAGACCGGCACCACCACACTGATCGCCACCGCCTCCGACACGTGGTGGGGTCCGGGCGGGTGGGGCTCCTACGCCACCAGCCGCTTCGGTGGTGAGGACGTCTACTCCGGCACCTGGTACTCGAACACCGTCACCGGGGCATGGTTCTACGGCGCGGCCAAACCGGAACTCGCAGGGAAGACCATCACCCGGGTCCGGTTCAAACTCCCGCCCCGCCTCCCAGGTGCCGGCGACTACAACAGCACCGTCACCATCCACCTCTAC